ATAACCACTTAATTCTACTCCGTCCCCAATCAAAGTTGTTCCGACCAACATTCCAGATTGGATAATTGACTTCGCCCCCGTACCAAGGACCACCCAATTAGAAAAAGTATCATTTGAATTATAAAAATCTGTTTCTTGATCAATTTCTAAAGTTTTATAATCAGCGTTGAATCCGTTAATTATCTGCCTCTGATACTCTAACAGCTTTGAAAATCCCCCACAAGCGTGTACAGAGCCGTTTAAAACATAACGGTCAACAGAGTTCCACCTTTGATCTAACTGAGTAATAGTTGTATCCCTTGATATTAAAGGGCTATATTGCTCAGAATCAAATAAGAATGGATTTTTACCATTATATTTTATAATTGTGGACATTTCTAGTTTTTACACTTAATTAGTCCATTTCCAAGATATATTTGCGTTTAAACTATTATTGTTTTCGTTGTAACCGTAAGTAAAATTTTCTATGAATGCGTCTGTTTCGCTTGGCTTGCATGCGTTTAATTGTGATTGCATTTCTGTTAATATTTCAGAGTATGTTTTATCCTTTTTTGCTGTAAAATTTAGAGAAACATTTTTTTTCGGCAAAGTCTTTATTTCTATATTTCCAACACTTTGGTATATAGATTTTTGTCCTAATATCAAGAAATCATTTTTTAATAATACAGGGTAATCTATTGATATTTCAAGGTTTTTTGTTTGTATAACATCATTTGCGCCGATATCCTTATCAGAATAAGAGTATGAATAACTTACTGAATTATCTAAATTAGACTCTTCGTATGTTTTGCTGTTTGCGAATAAATCATACAAAACGCCATATTCTTCAAAATACAAACCAGTCATTCTGGTAAAAGCTTTGCCAGTGGTAGCTAAATCGTTGTATCCGCTTTTCGCATATTCAAATGCATTGTCGCCTTTTCCAACAAAATTTCCATTTTCTGAAATAGTAACAACTTGGTCTTGGTCTTCAGAAATAACTGTTGTATATGTAAAAGTATAATGTTTGTTTAAAGATGGGTTGTTTGTAAAATTAGCAGAGTAAGTTGTATTTCCGTCAAATTTGTTTTTGTTTATTGATTCGGAAATCTTTGAATTTATCAAGCCACTTATAGTTGGGCCGGAATAATATTTTTCAAAAATACCAGAAGCAACATGATAAGCTCCAGTTTTTGTGTAACTTAAAGCGCCAGAAATATCGTCTTCGTAATTTGATGTTAAAGATTCTATGGACGCATTATATACCGCATCTAAATACCCATTATCCTGAGTTTTTAATGAAACACTTTCTACAATCCCATAATTTTTTGATGGATTAAAATTTTGCGAAGAAAAAGACTCTGATATAGAAAATGTTCCATTGATTATATCTATGTTTTGGTTTTTTAATCTTTTGTAGTTTGCGCCAAATAAACCATAACACCCAGTTTCTAAAAATCCAAAGTCTATATTTTTTTGAAAAATTTCTTTGGTAATTTTATGAGCCATATTAACATTTGGATATAAATTGCCACTTCCCACATCAAAAGAAACATCTAAATCATGGTTATAAGAAAAATCGCCCAAATTTCTATTTCCCAAAGAAACACCAGTATCTATTGAAGATCTAGAAACAGATATACTTTCAGAAAAACCTTTGATAAAAGTTGATGGATTGGCCACTTCTTCGAATATACTTTTTAGGCCGCTAAAATAGTCTCCAGTTATATATTCTAGATTTCCAGTATCCCTTATTTCTATTTCTAGGTTGTAAGGGGCTTGTTGGACTTGGATTCCCTCTGGAAAAGAAAAAGATGTTATTTTACCTCTTCCAAAATTATGACCGTTCATATATATGTATTGATTATCACCAGTCAAGCCGCTCCTAAAAACTTCTATCCCAGAAGTTATTATTTTTACCCCGCTTGTTTGGGTGGTATCATATATATTACCTTGTATAGAAAGCGTTTTTAATTGATTAAGTCTAAATTCCGAATCAAAAAACTGGTTTTCTATATTGTAATCTAATAGTTGTGCGTCATTTAATATAAGGTTCATTATTATCCAGCGGGTGGAGAGTTAAGACCATCGTCTGGTAAATTATTGCCCCTCTGATCTGTAAATGTGTTCATTTGTTTTTCTATTTCTGCTTTAATGACGATAGCTAAAGCATCAGCTTTTAATTCATCTGGAACATTAACATCGATTGTAAAATCTTCTATGCTCACAATAGCATTTAAATCTAAAAATGCTTGTTGCAATATTCCCGGTAAAGAATTAAAAGCATTTTCTATTTCGTCTAGTATTAATTCATTTTTGGTTTCATCTACAGCGCCTCTTCTTTTTCTTTGTAATTCTTTTTCGGCGTCTGTGAATTCTATATTATTTGGATCAACATTTTCTAATTGGTCGAAAACATTACTTCTTTGTCTTTGTTCTACAATAGAAACCGATTCTTTGAAATCTTTGCCTTTTCCAATCTCTTTTTGTACTTGTTCAAATAAATCAGTCGGAACAAGTGTCTCTCCTAGTATTTTTTCATATTCGGCTAAATTATCTTGTAATTTTGTAAATAATTCCGCTTCGTTATCTGTTTCAAGCAAATCGGATTGAAATTTTTTGGAATTTTCAACTAATTGATTTTGCAATTCCCCAGAACCAAGTTTAGAACTATCATTTTGTAATTCCTCTCTAGTTTTTTCTTCAATACCATATTGATTTTGAAACCCACCATCATCTACAGCAGCATCTTCTGGTTGGGCTTGCAGTATATTTGTATCTATTCCGCTAATACCTTCTCTAACTTTATTATAAAATTTTAAAGAACCAACTAACGAATCATCATTTACTCTACCAGATTCTCTTGCTAATCGGCTTCTAGACGCATTCCTTGATACTCTAGCACGAGATTTATTTTTAATAATTTCTCTTTCGCCACTATCATTAATAATAACACCAGAATCAACTTCCTCATCTGTTAACGAAGCCCTTTTTACAAGCAATTCTCTTCGAGCCTTTTCTTTCCTTCTTTGTTCTTCCCCTATATCTGTACCGCCTGCTGGTAATTGACTATTAAAAAATGAATTTGATAATTCTTCTAAACCATTTTCTTTTGTTAATCTCGCTTCCGTAGCAACGTCTTCTTCATCAAGCAAACTTACTCCATATTTTGATCCAACATCTCTAAGGGCTTCAAATTGATTTCTTGCCGCGTCCAGATCATTGACGCCAGATTTTCTTTCTGTAGAATCAAAAAGGCCAGAAAAAGAGTTATTCAATTCTTCATCAGAATTACTAGATAAAGATCTTACTTGTTGAATCGTTTGCTCTTTTAAAGCCCTTTGAATTTCTATAGAATATTGTTTGAAATTTTTCTCGCTTCCTATTATTAATTCATTTATTTTATCTTGCAATTCTCTTGTGTCGAATTCTTTATTGAAATCAGACTCTTCGATTGCTTTTTTAAGTTCTTCTACCCCGCTAATATCCCCGTCAACCAAACCCCTAGTTATGTTTTCAGCAAATATCTTACCTCTTCCCCCTATTTCAGATTCATTTGCTTTGACTTCAACAAATTTTATCAATTCATCTCTTACATCAGAATTTAAATTTTTACCAACTTGTGATTTTTTATTTTCTAAATTTATTATATTCGATTGTTCAGAAGTTAAACTTCCTGAAGAAACCCTAAAAGATCTTTGCTGTTCTTCTCCAAATGAAGAAATTTGATCATTTAATTCAGACCTTCTAATTTTATTTGTAAAAAATCGGAAAGAATCGTCCAAGAAATCTTCTGTTCTTTTTCTAAATTTAGCTATTTTTTTAGCTATCTCACTTTCTATTTCAATAGACTCGTTAGAGAATTTTATTCCATCTATACTACTAGAAATAGATTCAACTATTTCTTTTGCTAAACGGGCAGCGGCTTCTGGGCCTTCATTTCTGAAAATATCATTAACTTTGTTTGTTAATTCCACTGTAGTTTCAGAATTTCCGCCTGTTAATTCATAAAAAACACCCGACAAAGAATCAATTACATTTTCTGAGTCAAATGATCTATCTATAGAATCTTTTAGAGCGTCTAAATTAGAACCAGCCGTAAGAGTCGAAAGAGATCCATTTATGCTTTTAATGAAAGCATCTATTCCAGATTTTGAACCAGTTGTATCTCCTTCGTTGAAACCATTTATTTGATTCACTAAATCCAATGAAATAGATTTTTTTTGGCTTACTTTTTGAAAAGAACTAATGCTTTCTGATAGATCTTCTAAATTTTTACCAGATTTTTTTAAACCATCAACAAGCTTTTCATTCGAAATTGTACTCAAAAATGAGTTGGCTTCATTCATTAATTTTTTAGCTTTCCCAGCATCACCATTTTCGATTGCCCTATTATATTGTTCAATAGTTTTTAAATATTCCCTACTTGCATTAAAATCTTGTTCTCTTGTTTTTAATTCTTCAGAAGCTTTTTGATTGAATTGGTCTAGTTCTTCATCTGATTTTTTATCTTCCCCTTTTGTTGTTCCAAAAAAGCCATCTGAAATAACATCTATAGCTCCCCCAGCGACCCCAGACCCAGCAAGAGCCCCGATAGCCCCGCCAACCACTGTCCCGATTGGGCCCAAAAGAGAACCGAAGGAAGCTCCAGCGGCGAAACCACTCAAGCCACCGCTAACAGATTCATTTTCTACTTTATCGGCAAGAAAGCCAGCCCCAACGGACAAAAGTAAACTTCCCCCAAAAATTTTACCTGCTCTTCTTGTTTTTTGGTCTTCATTTAGATTTCTTCCAGTAACAAAATTAGAAACGGCTCCAGCCCCCTTTTTAACATTTCTTTTTATAAAACCTTGCGACAACAATTTTTGTGTTTTTGGGATTGATCTATTTAGGCTTTCTCTTTGTCTTCTTTCTACAGATAGTAATTTATTTCCTTCTTTTTTTAAACTTATTTCTTTTTCTTGAAGCGCATTTAAATCTTTGATATTTTCTTTATTTTTTATTTCTGCTACATTAGTTATCTTTTTGCCGAAAGCTTTAGATTCATTAAAATCATCTATTTCTGCTTGTTTTAATTTTCTTTGTAATTTTACTGTTGATAAACTTGATGCGTTTAAAGATCTTTCTTCTTGGGTGTTTTTTAAAGATTGTGTTCTTCCAGTTAATTCTCTTAAAAATTTAGGGTCAGCTTTTAATTTGCTTTCATCTTCAAGACTTATATTTCCTTTTAAAATATTAGATATTGATTCAGAATTTGGATCAAATTTTCCAAGATTTGATTCTATTCTGCCTGTAGCCCGTTTTACGTTATAATTTTTAAAATTTTCATCAGATCTTTGGCTAAAATTATTAAAGCCTCCGCCAGACAACCTTTCCCTCGATCTTGATATTTGTTCATCACCAGATGTTCTCGTGCCCAATCTAGTTATTCCTATATTCCCTAATACTTTTGTTCTTGTAGATCTTCTTATTTGTTCTCCCCTATCTTTTTTATCTTTTGCTCTCTTTCTTTTTAATAATATTCCTCGGGCTTCAGATCTTCTAGTCTCGCCAGAAACAAGCGGGTTAAAACCCCCTTTTACGGGTCTATTTTCACCGCCAGTTGGACCAAATGGCAAATTTTGTCTAAATTTTTCAGAATAATTATTATTTATTCTAGATAAAGCTTGCCTTGTATTTGTTGGGAGATTTTTGTAAAAATTTCCATTTGTCGATACAGAATTATTTAATTTTGATATCTCGCCTTTAGTTAATGTTTGACCCACTTTTTCTTTTTCTATTATTCTTTCTACGTCATTAGAATTTAAAAATCCACCAGCCATATTTTCAACAATATTAGACATATTACCAAAACCAAAATTAACCTTTTTTGCACCAATCGGGAAACCCATTTTTCTGATCATGTCTCTATTGAAAACAGCATCAGCCCCAGTCCCCTTATAATTTTTAACTATATATTCGTCAGTATTGACAACAGCAGTACCTTTTTTATTTTTACTGTAATTAAAGTCTTTTATTATTTTTGGCATAGCAGAATTTCTAGCTCCGCCTACGCCAGCTTCGATTGCAATTAATTCTTCCACAAGTGGATTTCTCCCAGCGGCAAAATTAGAACCCCCACCAACTCTTCCCCCTCCAGCTACCCTTCTCCCAGCGACAGATCCAGCTATACCAAGAGTTAAATTAGACATTCTTTGCCTTACCAATAATTGTTTTTCTAATTCAGAACTAATTAATCTGCTTTGGGCTAAAACATTTCCTTCTAATTGAATTATTTTACTGTATAAAGCTGGATTTTCAGCCAATAAATTATTTATTTGTTGCTGTACATTTCTTACTTGTACTTGCCTTTTACCATATATAGAAAATGATGTTACAATTTGTTTTATGAAAGTTACAGTTTTATATAATATATTTATAGCCAAAGAAGAACCAACACCTAAAATTAGTGGCCCCAAAGTACTAGTTATCAACCCCGCATTTTCCGATAAAACGCCAAAAAGACCAATCGCGGCTTTTGTTATTGTTTTTAGCAAATCTCCTAATCCGCTTTCACCTATTTTACTAAACAATTCTCTTATTTGGTTGAGCAATATTGTTCCCAAAGATTGAATTGTTTTATTAAGTTCCGCATTTCTTTTTTGAGCCTCATCTGTTGCAGAAATAGATTTTTCTAAAGCCCCATTGTAAGAACTAAATTCATTTTTTAAGTCAGAAACCAAAGCTTTCAAGTTGTTAATTTGGAAAAGACCCGCAATTTGCTCATCAGTATAAGCCCTTGTTTGGTCGCTAAGAGTATCATATATATTAGCGTAATCTCTTAAAATGTCTATACCATTTCTAAGACTTCCGTTTGTTTCTGTAGTCGCGACCCCCAATCCCTCAATTACTTCTCTAACTCTAGACCTTTGCAATCTTGTAAAAATACTTTTTAATGAGTTACCAATAACATTACCACCACGAGCGGTTCTTTCTTGGATTGCTGTTGTCGCGGATAGCAATTGGTCAAAAGATATTTTGGCCCCTTCAGCAGCGGCGGCAGATCTTTGAATAGCTTGTGCCAAGTCAGCAGAACTAACAGCAAAAGCAGCATCAACAGCGGCGAATTTATTTACTATCGTGGTTGCATCAAGAGCTTCATTTTTAAAAGTGTTTATTGCGGCAGTAACAGTTTCAACAGATTTGGCGGCATCTAATCCAGATAGTCTTGTTAATATCAAAGCTTGCTCTGTTCTTTTTAAAGTTTCTACAGCGCTCAAACCTTGACGAGAAAATTCTGTTGCGGCCTCGCTAACAACAGCAAAAGATTGCCCAGTATTTTTAGCTACATCAAAAAGACCTTTTTTGAACTCTTCTAATTTTTGCGTAGGCAAGTTAAAAACAACTTGAATATCCGCGATTCTTTGTTCTACGTCTACAACTGTAACAAGCAATTCTTTAAAGGCTCTTTGTATCGAATAAATTATACCGACAGAAGCCCCAAAAGCAATAACACGAGCGTTCGAAGCATCAAGAGATTTATTAAATTCATCAACGCTAGAACTTATTCTACCCAATGGTTCTGTAAACTTTCTAGAATTAATAGATAGATTAATGGGATTAATCCTAGATTGCAAACCTCTAAGCTTGGCATCAACCCTAGCAACACTAGCTGAAGACAGGTTTAAAGAAGTATCAAGTATTATATCATTTGGCATTTTTATTTTTTACACCAAAACACTATATTAGGTTAATATTTTTTATTATAAATCATTTGCATTTTTAACTTTTGAAAAATCAACTTGATTTATATTCATTTCTTGAGAATCTTTGTCTTTCGGCGACATTTTCCTTTTTTCCTTATTATTTTTTGCTTTTATGTATTTTATTAATTTATTTGGGTCTTCCCTTATATAATTTGGGGTATCAGCTTCTATGACACCATTATAAATTTGCCAATAATATGTAAAAATATTTTGAAAATAGGTTCTATCTTCTTGTTTTGTAGAAAAATAAAAAGGGATACTTTCTTTTGTATTACTTCCAAATATAGGTTGAAAGTAGTTAGACAATATCAATAACTCAATTTTTTTTGCAGAAAGACTTCTTAATTCTGAATATACGCTTATTTTAAATTCTGTTATTTCATTTATATTCAAGCAGTTGAAATCTTCTTCTGTTTCGAAATATCTTTCTTTAAAATTTTTATCATTAAAGCATAAATAGAAAAGCTCATATTCTTTTACTTTTTTTTCAACGTAATTTTCCAAAGAATCAGAAAATAATTTGTCCTTTTCATTTAATAAAAGAGAAATTTCTCTATCTGTTTCTTTAATATTTTTTTCTATTATTTCTTCTTCTTGTTTTGTTTTTGCTTTTTCAAGATTATCTTTTAAGCCCTCTAAATAATTTCTTTTTTCTTTTATTTTTTTTTCTTGTTCGATCCCCCAAAGGCCGTTTTCTTTAAATTCTTTTTCTAGTTCTTCGTTTGTTTTCTTTTCAGCAGATTTAGCGCGATTTAAAAAATACAGATATTTTTCTTTTAACTTCGCGATATCAAAACAATTTGGGTGCTTATAGAAGATTAATTTTTTCTGGAAGTTGAATTTAGTATATCCGCTACATATTTCAGACAGCATTATAGAATAATATATTTCTTTTTTTGAATGCATTATTCATTTTCTTTATCAATGCCTTCCGAAACTTTGTTGTCGAATTCTTCTTCTCTTTCGCTTTGTTTGTTGAGGTCGTTTATGGCATCATCCATTTCTTTTCTATCTGTGATATTATGCAAGAAGTAAAATAAAGCCACAGTACTCATTCTATCGAAAATAGATTTAAATAATATGCTTTCGTTAGTCCCCTCTTCTTCAAAAGAATTGTCTTCCATTTGATAAAAAGAAGATTGTTTTCCATCAAAATCCCTTCCCTTGAAAAAGCTTTTAAAATCCTCGTCTTCGCCCTTTTCATAAGTAAAGAATAGAATGCAGTAAAGTATAGTTTTGTTTCTTGCTTTATTATCAGCAGTATGATTAAATATGTTATTTTTGATTTCTTCAAAAGCCACAAGCTCTCTTCTTAAAATATAAATTTTATCAAAAAGTTCTTCTTCTCTTTTTTCTTCTATTTCCGTTTTTTCATCTTTAGAAGCTATTAAGTAATATTCGTTTTGGACCTCGAATAATTCTTTTGATTTTTCAAGATACTCCATTTGTTCTTTATCTGATAATTCTCCGCCATTATCCAGATATTGCTTCATTATCATATCTTTAGTCATTAATCCCTTTTTTACGAATTCATTGACCTTTATAGAATAAAACATTTCTAAATCTTCCATTTCTAAACGATTCGGCAATTTAAAAACAAATTCTTTTTCGACTGGAATCTTTTTTGTTTCTAAAACTTTTTTTTCGGAACCGTCTTCTTGTTTTTCTATTACAGTTACTTCTTTTTCCTCGAAGTCTCTGTGAATATACTTGTGGAGTATTTGTTTATCTTTTAATTTCATAATTTATATATTTTTACACTAGTTTACTATAAATAAAAAGAATTTAAATAAAATACACAAAAAAACCCCGCCTTTTGAGCAGGGTTTTAAAGTTGTGGCTATTTTCCCCAATTTGGTGTTAATTATATTCCAGAAAAGAAGATTCCCTTTCCAGTATCATTAGGACCACCAATTTGAACTGAGAATGAAATATCGACTGATTCATTAGAACCAATATCAAGTGAAACACTTTGACTGTCTAATTCCATTCCTTTTCCTTCCAATATAAATTGAACTGGACCATTACATGGTTTTTTGAATGTAACGCTCACATCTCTTGATTCTGTTGCACAAAAGATGCTAGCCAAATTACCAGTAGTGAAATTTGTTACGTCTGCTGTAATATCCAATGTTGCAGTCAAAGGAAAAGTTATTAGTTTTGCGTTAGGAAAATTACTTCCAATTTTATTTTGGTCTTCTCTATCAAGTGGGACATTCAAAGAAATGCTTTGAACATTCAAAGTATTAATTTCTGGACCACCGAAAGGAAGGCTCCCGCCCAAACTTAAAACCATATCGCCCGGTCTTAAACAATCAACCATAGCACCAGTTGTTGCAAATGGAATTGTAAATGGTTTTCCAGTTATTTGAGATCCGTCAGAAGGATTAATAGCTGGGCTTGCTAGATCAGTAGAACCAGTATAAAAAGCGGCATTTAAAGCATCCCCTCCGATTGTAACTGTTGGAATTCCGCCGACAGAAGCCTCTAAAGCCCAAGAATTAATAAATCCATTACCAAGAGCGGCAACAATATGGGCATTTCTTTCTGTTGGTGTATAATCAGATGTTTTCATTGCATCTTCACCCTCGCCGACTTGAAGAATGAAATAATTTTTTTCTTCTTTTGTTCCTCTGATAATATCAGCTATGCAACTTTGTGTATTTACAGTCGAAAATCCCAATTTTGATTCGTTTGAGCCGTCTGTTAAATAATAAGCAAAGTTGAAACCAACTGTAGCAGGATCGATAATTTTTCTTTTACCAGCAAGCTCACCCAATTGATTGATATCCTGTCTATTGATAGTGATATCAGTACTAACACTTTGCGCTCTGTGAATTTGTCTAAGAAGGTTTACCCCGCTTGTTCCGCTGTTAAAGTGATCGCCTGTTGCACCTCCAGAAGAAGCGTAAACAACCGCGTTATTATAATAAAATCTTTTTCTTGTAGCCATAATATATTTACTAACTTGTTTTACAGTTTTTTTCTTTGTTTGTGAAAATTAAATTATGTTTCTTGGGTTAGAAAGTGTTATATCCACAAAGCCAACATAAAATTTTGGAACACTTTGTTTTGATATAATAGTGTTATCCTTTAATTTTGCAGTATTTATTGACTCGATGAATAGATTTTCGTTGTTTTCTCTTTCTGAAAAATAGGTTCCATAATTGAAAGGATATTCGCCAGTTTTCAAGGAATCTGAAAAACCCAAGGGAAAATCGTCAAAATCAATTTTTTTTATACAACTATGCAATTCATCATCAAAAACAGATAAAACGCCATCTAATTGATATTGATTTTCGCTTAGAACAACAAGTCTAATGTAAGATTTTGTGTCTTTCATTCCCCCTAAAGCAAATCCAAAATTTTGATTTCCATCATAACCAATAAAAATAGATGGATATGTATAATCGTATTTATCTTGCTTGTTTAGATAATCAAAGTATGTTTGATCTTGGTCTATTAAATAAAAGTTTTTGTTTATGAGCAAATCGTTTTCTGATTCGTTTGAAAAATATATACCAAATTCTCTTGAGGAAAATTCTCCGCTAACTGATTCGTTTGAAGAAACCAATGGATCGGGAATCAAAGCTCTACCCTTTTCATTATCGATTATAATGCCAGATTCGCCGAAGTTGACGAATTGATCATCTATGTAAATGCCTGAATATGAATAACCTTGATCATTATTAAATTTAAAATTTTTATATGGAGCGTAATATTCTGTATAACCATTTCCACCAGAATATTTTTCAAAAATATAAGTGTCTTTAGCATAGTAACCTTCGTTTTCGTTCAAAAGCTTATCTGCCCATAAATAAATGGAACCGGGAATTGTATGTGAATATTGAGTTTTCATTATAATGAAGCTTTTAATATATCTTGTTTATAATTTTCTAATATTTGTTTTATATAAGAACTTTGAACTGATTCGCTGCCGCCTCTTTTTGTTGTTTTTGTTTGTATACCTGTTCCAGAAATTGATTTTGGAAATGTTTTCCCCGGGCTAAATAAATAATTAGAATAATTACCTATTCCCTTGTCTAACATCTCGACCCAACTTCTTCCGCTAATCCAAGGTAATTGATTGTCTGTGACAGAATAAACATCTTCTATTTGTGGGCCAGTAATTATAAATCTGTATCTGTTTTTAGAATTTATCTTTCTCCCCTTAGAAACCCTAGTTTTTTTTTCTAAAATAGCTCTAATTGTTGGAATTGGGTTATAAGGAAAACCAAGAAATGAGTATAAATTTCCCGTATTTAAAATCCCACTCTTAGCAAACGCACCAGCCTCTATTTCTTTTGTGTATGGATTATCGTCAAATGCTTTTAATGCTTTTTTCTGGGCAGAATTAACTCTGCCAACAACCATTCCTCGAACTTTTTCTTTGCCTTGTTTATTAATATTTCTTTCGAGAGTCGCTTTCAATGTTCCAAATTTGTATTTCATACTATTCCTCTCTTTTTAAATATAAAACATAATACTGAGAATCAAAAGGGCCAGTTCTAGCTGGATCTCCATGTAAATTCCAAGATCTTCCGTCTAATTCGATTCTTTCTGATCCATTTATTAAATTATAAGTTTCTTCATCAACTTTTAATCTAACTTCGCCCAAAGGATCTGGTATACCAACATTTGTTTGGGAATTTAAAAATATTTTTTCTTGCTTTTGGTCATATAAAACCCGCGCAAATTTATCATATTTTTTAACTTGTTCTCTTTGTTGCGGGGAGTTCCTTTCTCTATCATATAAAGCATTATAAGTATCATTTGTTGCTATAAATACCACTTTTTCTTTTTTGTATATAGAAATAGGTATTTTGAACGTATTATGAATTTTGTCAAATACGCTTTGGATACTTGATTTTTGCTGTGCAGTTAACAATGACATTATTAGTTTCCATCAACGCCAGCAACTTGTCTTGGCCCGCTTTTATAATAGTTATATTGGAAAACCAAATCTTTTAATTCTATTCCAGCGTCTTTGCTTTGTTGAATTAAGGTTTTAGCAACTTCATTTCTATTATTTCTTTTAATTGTAGTATCGCCTTCTGAAAGCGATATCCAATCAACTTGGCCCAATGGTGAGGTTATATTTTGTAAGACCTTTCTAGACTCTTTCTTGTAGTATTCTTTTAAAAAGTATTGGGTATAAATTCCGCTTTCTTCTGCGCAAAAAACAGGCTCAAAATTATCCCCGCTAACCACAAACTCAGTATTTAATAATACATTTAGATTGCCGATATTATTTTGTAACCAGTAAAAAATATAAGTTTCAGAAATTCCAGTGTTGGAATCAAACTCATTTTCCCAGATTTGATTTGCATATCCGCTCAAAGACATAATTTATGATCTCAACCAGTTTTCCAAATCCCTTCTTTTTTCAACAGGCAAAACACCGTCTTTGTCAAAAAGGTTCCCACCGCTTTCAGATTGATCAATATTAGATTTTGATTTTTCAGAAACAAAGCTTTTGTTTAGTTTTTCTCTTTTTAATTGATTCGGTAGGCCAATCGAAACCCTAAACTTTGCACATAATTCATCCAATTCGACATTGCTAGATCTATTTACCAAATCTTTGAATGAAGAAACTGAATAAGTTAAAAGCCTATTTTTAGTGTTTGTATAAAGAATGGAATCTATTGATTCTTTATCTGAATTTATTTTTTTGCCAATATTTTTTTCCATAGTATTTTTTACACTTTTTCGGTTTATTAGAGATAAAAAAACCCGCCTTAATAGGCGGGTTTGTAAATGTTTTGTTTTTTAGCTTAGGAAATAAGTCCAGTAAGAACTCTGTCATCCAAGATAACGTGTCCCGCTTCTCTGCCCCCGTAGAATCCAATCTTACCTCTACGATCAACGATGAATTGATTGTCAGGTGAAACTGTGAATTGCGAACCCTTATCTGCATCAACGGCGACCATTCTGAATAGTGAGTCTCTTCCCAAGTCAATCGCTAGGATGATTTCTTCATCACTTTGGATTGCTTGTGCACTCCCACCATTTTCTGGGGTTGCATAGTTGTCTGCGTATGTTGTCGCACCAGCTTTTGCTACAAAGATATCATTGAATCTTTGTCCAACACCCAACTCATTGATTTCCATCAAAGAAACGCCCATGAATTCTGATAGACCAGAAGCATTGAACATTTGTTCTCTAACGCTATCAGGAGCCGCAATTGCGGCGTCACCAGCAGTTGTGTTATTAGGAGTTCCAATCGAAGTGTAAATACTACCTTTAGTGTTGATTGGGTTATAAGCCATTCCGTAGATTTCTTCGATCATTTCAGGCGAAAGAATCAAATCTGTGAAACCACGACCTACACGAGTTTCTGGTGTACCTCTATTCCAAGCAGAGTTGATTCTTTTAGAAAGAGTTCTAAGCTTGTTAAGGTCGTCAGGAAGAAATCTTCCTTTGATACCAGTTCTGAAAACGTGTTTTGAACCGTTTGTTGTGGCATTAGCCAAAGCGCTCATGATAAGAGAAGCAGTTGTCTTTTCCTCTTTGATCATTACTTCTTGCAACATTCTTGTGAATGTTTTTCCAACAACCCCTAATCTAGATTGTCTTGCGTATTTCTTGTCGAAACCGTAAGCACTATCAAGAGAGTAAGTCATGAACTTCAACTCTTGTTGAGGGGGAAGTACCATGTTAGTTGCCAACCCGCCCGGTTGTGTTTGCGACCAAATTCTTAGGTGATCCTCTGTTTCAATATCGGAATAAAGATCCAAAGGAAGACTTGGTGAACTATCTTCATTAAAAGTTTCTGTCGCAAAAAGATTTGAAACGGTTGGGGCTTTATTGATAACCTCGTTAAGAACTGGTTCAATAAATTCTGCAACAGCCAATTGAGCTTTGTTGGCAAGAGCAATATCGTTACTAGCCATAGCTTTAACTAGCTCTACATGATCTTTTGTGTGTTTTAGTGTAATATTCATTATTTTAAATTTCCTTTTTTAAATTAGATGTTCAATTTCAATAGAACCGAGTTGTCTTGTTTAGAACCGCTTTGTGGTGTTGACAAGAACTTGCCGATTACGTTTTCCATTGTTAGTCCCATTCCTGTTAGACCAACGTATGTAACAGCTTCTGGTTTACCATCGTCGCCTACGATTGCGTAAGTTTCGTGAGTTGGTGTCCCAGCGTAATTACCGCTAGTAATTTCAAAGACACCTCTTGATGCAACCGGGACAGCTTCACCACTCAAGCAGATTTGATTTTCAATTCTTTTTTGCTTGTAATAAAGGTATTTTTCTCCGTTTTCGTCAGTATATGCTACTTCGAAAAGTGTGATACCAAGAACGTCTGCTGCTCTTGCCCCACTAGCTGCGGTTGTGAACTTATTAGGAACAACAGGATACATGTCTGCACCGATATGCGCGTAATCAGTTTTTCCAAGTTGTGAAGAATCAACATACTCAACAGGATCTTTAGAGCCGTCTGATGCTGAGATAGAAACAAGAACTCCTTGATCAAGAGTCTGTGTATCAGCAGAGAACAATCCGTTAATGATGTTCTCTTCCGCTACTTGGCGATATGGTTTTAGTCTTTTACTCATGATTTTTTATAAATTTAATTTTTTGTGTTTTTTTATTTTACGTTTACGTTTTCTGATTTAAGATTTGATACGATCTTATCAACAAGATCGCCTTCTTCTTCAACCCTTTGTGAATTTGGAAGGTCTGTTCCTTCTTCGCTTGCTTTAGAAAGAATTTCTTCAAAAGTAAGGCCAGAAACTTTTTCAGCAGCAGCTTTAATTTTTTCTGTTTCAGCTTCGACTAATTTCTTAGCTTCTACTTTAATAGATTCGATTCTTTCTTCTTTAGCGTTTTCAATTGCTTCTTTATCAAAAGATGCAAAAATAACTTCTAAAGTGTCTTTTTTATAGTTTTCGAAATCTTCGTCAGATTCGCCGATTTGTTTGATTTGATTCAAAACTTGTTTTTTAGCGGCAGTCGATAATTCGTATTTTTCAAGAATTTCGTCCATTCTTGATGTAACCAAAGCTTCTTGATTAGCTTGAGCTTTTTCTGTTTTAAGAGAATCAATTGTTTCTTTAAGAGAATCTACTGTGTCTGAAAGTTTTTGTCTTTCAGCTTTTTCATTTTCTCTTGCAGATTTTTCAGCTTCGATTTTTTCTACCCACTCTTGATTTTTTTCTTTAAGAGTTGATTCGACAACTTTAATTAAATTCGCTTTTGTTTCTTCAGCTTTATCAGTCTTGAAGGCATCTTTGAATTTATCAAGTTCAGACGACAATAGTTTGATTTGTTTTTCGAGTTCCATATTTTTAGATTTGTTGTTATTTACAGTGTTTTTATTATTATGTGAAATATTTTTTTCTGGTTTATCAAAAAATTGTAATAATTCTTTATTTTCTTCTTTACAAGAGTCGCTTTTAGCTGTATTAAATATACTTTCTATTTCTTCTCCATCTATGCTTAGTAATGTTTTTTTATCTACTAATTCTATCAAATCTTCTTCGCCAATATTTACAGATACGCCTTTAACATTAGCCGCTGGGTTAGTAGTAAAACCAATCCCAACTGGTAAAGCTGGCCCCAAAATAATTCTCCCCACTGGAGTTCCGTCTCTAAGTTTTCCAGATCCCCCAAATTTCTTCAAATATTTTTTATATTTTAATATGTCTTTTGGTTCCGTGTATATTTCGCATTCTTCTATGTTTTTGCTGCCAACTGCGATTGCATAATATTTAAAAATAATTTCCCAACTTGCTGATATAGCTTGGTACATTGAATCTTCTGGATCAGAAGACCTTTTAATTAAATCAATAAAATTTGGGTTTCCAAGTTTATATAATACAGCAGACGCGCTTAAATAAAAAGGGTCTTTTCTTTTTTTAATATCTTTTGGTTTTAAGATATCATATGTTTCCATTTCATTAAAAGAAACATCAATCATATGACCAACAACTTTTTGTGGCTTGTGTTCTATATTTGTTGGTTTGTGTTTAAAGTAATCGATTACTTCTGTTGCAATTGGGCTAATTAAAGCCTCGCCATTTTCATTAATTTGATTAACAACAGTAATTGGGAAGGCCACAGACAACAAATCGACATTTTTAGAAAAGTCTATTTCATTGCCGACAATTTTTTGTATGTTATCTAAGTTTGCACAAGAAAAATCACACAATTCTTCTTTCGAATGAATGTCTTCAATTTTTGCGATATTACTTTTAAATACCGCTCTTTGAATTTCATCAAACATTAACCAACAATGATTTCGCCAGTTTTCTTGTTTGCCACAGAAATTATTGGCTTATAAACTTCGTATTCCCCTTCTAAACCAAGAGCTTTAATAGCTTTCGATAATTGTTCGTTACTTTTTACGTTCGGCAGATGTCCTTTCATGTGATTTTGGAGGATTTTCATGAAGTAGCCCATTTCTTCTCTAACTGCGTCAAATTTATAATTCATATGATCGTAAACATAGGAAATACTTCTATCCATTTCTTCGTAAGTTGGAGTAGAAGCCATAACTTCTTCTTCTGTCATGTCAGACGCTTTGTTTTCTTTCCAATAGGAAATGTCATATTCTACAGAAGCTTTGTTTAATGTTGGCTCGCAACCGAATTTTTCTTTGACCCCATCGGCATATTTTTGAGCCATTTTTTCTGTTAAAAAGTCTGATTTAATTTTCATATCTATATGTTTTACATTTATTTATCTTTATTGTGAAATTTTTTGCTGTGATATATAATAGCGGAATTGAATATATTTTCATTGTATTTTTCGGCGATATTATATATTTCTGGATTGGTATCAAAAGATGTTAACAAATTAATGTCTTTAGAAACTTTCTCTATATTTTTGTGCCAATCTTTGTTTTCACTAGAAGCGACAACAGATTCAACCATATGATCTATAAACTTTTGATCTTTTTTTGTAATTCTTTTTTTTGCTTGATTTTGTTTGTATTTTTCTTTTCCGTATTTTTCTAATTCAGAAATTGCAAAAACAACATCAGCAATGTCTTTTTTATAAAGAACTTCTTTTTTACTCGCAGAAGATTTTTGTGCTAATTCAGAAGGTCGGCCAGAAGATGAAATAGGTGGTTTTTTAGCACCGCCAGCCCCCCCATTTTCTTCTTTCCCCACTGGAGTTCCACCAACAATAGGATTATATAGTCCCTCTTCTCTTTGTTGTAAAAATTCTTTTTGTGATTCTTCTAATTTTTCTTTTGTAGGATAAACCCCTGTTTTTAAGAATTCAATTCCAGTCTCTGGTGTTAATATCCCCAACTCCATTAACCTTTGTGCGACTCTATTGACAACATTTTCATCTTTTAGGTTCATTTCTTGAAATTCCGCTGTAGGAGACTTTTGAAATCCAGCTTGTTCACAGATATCATCAATTTCTTGTTGAATAAAAGTTTTAAAATTAGCTCTTGGTTCTTTGATTCTTTCTAAGAATATCTTTGTTTTAATCATTTGATTAGCGAATTTACCCTCACTAGAAGAACCAGTTCCAAGAATAATGTTTTGCAAGCCCTCTTTAATGTCTTCGTTTACGATCTCGTACTTCTCTTTCCCAAGGACTTTCTTTAAATCTGGAATAACGAAATCAGCTTTAGTTGTATAATCAGAAACCAAAACACGGCCAACGCTTTGATTCAAGAAAAGGCTTTGCATAGCTTTGATGTGTTTAGGATTAACACCGCCTTTTTCTGGTTCATTACCCATTGTGATAAGCAAAACAATTTGTTCTACTGTTCGGCATATTGCTTGGTCTATTTTTTTAAGCTCTAATTTCCAGTTTATATCATCCAATACTGGGTAAACAAAAGGGACTCCAAATGGCTCATAGTCTTGTTTCTTATAAAAAGAATACCTTATCTTTTCTGGGTCCAATTCAATATAAAGGCCATCATCCAACCAAGTTCCTTCTTTGATTTGCCTTTGCGTTTCTTTTGGAAGTGCATCGAAAATTTGTTGATCCCTGTCTGTTTTTGGATCTCTAAGTCTTTCTAACTCGTATTGAGACAAAGCTTTTTGGTAATTACCATTATGGAAAGAAGACGAGTGATACAAAGAAATTTCATAAGGGTTTAATAACAAATACCTTATTGGAATATTTAAACTTTTTACATTGTAAATTTTTGAAATCTGTGCGATTTCTTCTAAAGAAAATTTTGCGTTTATTCTATAAAGAAAAACATTGCCAGAACGGTAAAATTCTCTGAAAAATTGGTCTTTTAAGCTTTCTATGTTTATTCTTTTTAGCCAAGATTTAACAAATTCGCGACTCTGTTTTGTTCCACCCTCTAGGTACATTTCTGAATTCGCAAATTCAGACATAATATCGATTGTGTTTCTTACAATAGAAATATTGGCATAAGCTTTTTGTGTAAGCTCAATAGCCTTTCTCATTGTTATACCATGTTTTGTGGTACTGAAAGGCATATTTAATTGGTCTATATTATGATATCTAGCATCTTTGCTATCAACAAAAACCTGATTAAATCTTGAACCAGTTGTTCCAGTAGAGTTGTTTCTTCTTGCTTTTGAGAGATTAGAATTAAATAAATTCGGCGAATCATCACCCATTGGCTCCCAATCTTCGCCGAAAGACACGGAATGAGAAACTTTAGGTGTATTTGAAGGGGTTTCTTTACCCAATCTCTTGTTCCAGTAATCTAAATTCTTTTTTTTATAAGGTCTTTTTGTCTTTTCAGGCATAAATATTTTTACACAATTTTACTTTGAAAGTAGAAATTAAAACATAACTGGAGTAAAACCACCGTATTCTTCTTCGTCTGACATATTATTCATCTCATAATATAATTGTACAAACCAATTCCCAAGCACCAAAGCAGAGTAGGAGTCTTTACGGGTTTTATACTTACCTTTGTCTCTTTTCAAACTATCAGGTAAGTCAAAGCTTCTATTTCCAAGCGCAGAAACTTTTTGTATAATTAAAGCCGTCTCGTTTATGGTTAAGTCTATATTGTCGCTTTGCTTTTCGAGGAAATCAACCACTTTACTTTGTTCTTCAATTTTGTCGTTGTATTTTAATTCTGTGTCAAATTTTATGTTTTTTAGATCTATTTTTTTCAGCTCTTTCATATTTGTTTCCAGATTGTGTCTAGAAGCAAATAGTATTTTTTGTTTTTCAAAGCTTTTGGATAACATTTCATTTGATTGTCTTATCCAATTTGAAGAAGGAGTTCTTAAAAACACATAATCTTTATAGTCTGGCTTGTAGAATCTTTTTAATTTTTGCAGCTCTTTTTTTCTCTCTCTTTTGCCTTCGTCAGAATTGTCACTCTCTGTTTTGACAGAAGGAAATATTCCAAGATTAATATTTTGGTCTTTAAATAAAGCGCTTTCATTGCAAGCTTTTATAAATTGATCCCCGCCGTTATAGTCGCCTATAATCCCGACAACATTAAAATTTTTCAATAAATACAAGAAGTAATTCATATGGGACTCTAATTGTTGGCCTCTCAAAGCATAGCTATGGACAACTATCCCCGCTTTTTTTTCTTCTACAAGTTTTATAACATGAATAGCAAAATCATCTGACGTATCATTACCAGCCCAAGATGGGTCAAAAGCAATAATGTATTTTGCTCCACCCTCCCCTTTTAATTCTACCATTGGATATTCACCTATGTTTAACGCACACTCTTTTATTGTTTTTAAATTAAAGAATCCAGAACTATCGTCTGTAAATTCAGCGCCGAACTCCCTTTTAAATTGGGCTTCTGTCATTGTTGCGCGGGATTGATTCAAAAGATTTTGGTCATGCAAACCTTTTGGTAAAGCATCATGGGCAACTTGAAAAACTGCTCTTGTTGCGGTATCATTGATTTCTTTGTCTGGATTCGCTTCTTTGGCTTTTTTTAATGCTTCATTAGGATCTTCAATAAAATTTATGTATGTAGAATAAAGTCTATAAAAGAAATCAAAAGTATAACCCGCAGATGATAAACTCACTAATTTGTTGTTTTGGAAATCAGTTCTTTCTTCTTCGGTAAGTTGGCCCTGTTCTATCAACTTATCTTCTATTTTTGTGATTCTTTCTCTTTCTCTAGGATCGGCTACAACCCCTAAGAAGGGAACTATAACTTCATTGTAAATCTTTTCTGGCATCAACAACATTTCGTCACAGATAATAACATTAAAACGAAAACCACGGAGCTTGCCCCCGTCTCCCAACGGCAAAGAAAGAATTTTGCTTCTTCCTATTTCCATTATCCACTGGTCGCTTCCTTTGCTGACTTTTGTTACGCATTTTTTGAATGGGCCAGCTTTTTTATTGTTCATGATATCCTCTAATTTTGTGAACATCATTTTTGATTGACGAAATGAGGGTGCGAGAATACCAACAGTAACACCTTGATTCATCAAAGCATAAAGACCAGCATAAATAGATGACAAGTAAGTTTTACTTCCACCTCGCGAAATAACACCAATAGTATAATCAGTATTAAACATCGTTTTAATCATTATTTCTTGTAGAGGATACAAATCAACATCCATTATCATCTTTGTTGTCCATCTTATGTTATGATACATGAATTTATACAAGAGAACTTTGGCTTTATGTTCTTCTATATAGCCATCGATAGATTCTATTTCATCATTTATATTATGAAATCTTGGGTTTCTTCTTTTCTGTTCTCCTACTACTAACATTTTGATATAAAGTATTGCAAATCTACTTTTTTTAAATCTTCGGCAAAATCCAATAACCTTGGTATTAAAAATTTAGATTCTTCTCTACCGCCAGAAAAAACAAATTGGATATTCTCTCTATATTCATCAGTTAAAGCTCTTATTTTTGCATACACAGCTTTTAAATTAATAGGGAAATTGTTTACTTCGTTATAATTAATCAGATCATCAAGCTCGCACTCAACAACTATAAACATATAGCCTTCGTTTTTTACGCATCTGTTTATTTCTTTTTTGAATCTTGGTAAATTTTTGCCAAGAGTTTGAAGCAAATCCGCAAGATTTTTTCTTTCAACAGAATATTTGCTATCCAAGAAGGAGTAATCCCCATAATCAAGTTTTTCTGAGAAAGATTTTTCAAATTCCAAAACTAATTGTTCTCTAGTGTCTATTTGTATTACTTCGTTTATTTCTTTTGTGAAAAAATTTTTTGGTAATTTTTTGTCGTAAAATATATTAAAACCAGCTTCTTCTGCGATTCTCATATAAGAACCAAAGCTTTCTTGGTAAACGCTTAATTGCGGCAACCTTTCTGAAAATTGCAAATCAAGAAAATTAGGCGCGATATCTGATTCCCGATATTCCCTTTCTTTTTTTAAGACACTGAATAGATATTCTTTTGCTGTTTTATCGTTTTGTTTTTCTAGCCAAGCAAATAGTTGATCTCTACTATCAAAATCTTTTGCAAAATAAGATTCTAATTTTTTAAATGGCATTGGCTCCCTAGTTAAAAGATTGTATTTGGGATAATGTTTTGTATAATAACCAGCCATTATCATATCATGTTCTTTTAAGTGCATATGAAGATCCTTTCTGGAATCAAACTTTTTTCTACATTCTTTGCAGATATTTTCCTGCACTTCTTTTGGAACTAACATTTTAAATTAAGCTTGTATCTATTCCCCACAATCTGGCTTTAAATTCATCGATTGTTTCAAGTCTTTGCACCTCGTCTTGTTTTTCTCTTTCATATATCTTGGCTTGTTTGAGGATATTTTTTCGATCCTCTTCATCTTGAAAAGCCTCGACCAAAGACAAAATGCTTTCATTGGATTGCAATTGTTTTTGTTTTCTTTGTGCGCGGGAACCATTGAGTTTGTTGATTAATTTTTCGATTCTATCTGCGCAAGAAGCATATTCCCCACTTTTTGCTTTAAGCATTTCCGCCATTTTTACAGAGTGCTCTTTTTCTTCTGCTTCATCAAATAATCTAGTCAGCTTTTTTCTGTGCCTTTCTAAATCTTTAAGCATAACATAATCAGCCGATAAATTTAAATAAAGATTTGATTCATCTGCCGTTATATCATGCTGGTCCCAAACTGATTTTACTAAATTGCTTTCAAAAATTTCTCTATCCTCAATTGTTTCATAGGAGTTCATCATATAAACAAATCGCGGCGAGTTCATTGAGTTTAATAAATTTTCAATAGACTTTTTGTATTTTGGCGATAATTTGTTTTCTTCAAGAGAAACATTCACATATTTGTTGATTTTTTGTATAACTTTGCCCATTGATTTTGGAGCGGAATACTTTTTATCAAATATTTCATTAGAATCTATACCCAGCTCTCTTACAACCCTAACAATTTCTTTTTGTTCAAAACAAAGCGGCTTAATATTTTTATTTGGGAAAATTAACGTAGCTATTTCTAAACTATTCATTCCTTTTCTAGCTTTATCGGTAATGAAATTTATTTGGTCTTGGTTAAATTTTATAGAATCTAGTTTTTTATATTTAGTAGTTTTATAATCAATATTTCTATCTACTAAAAATTTAGCTATGGCTTTTCCGAGTTTGCTTCTTCCGTCATACTTGCCGCCACTTAATTCTTTTGCCAAATAACTGATGTTTGGGTTCTTTTTACAATTTGCCAAAACAAATTCTTCTTCTTCTTTTGAAAGAGTATGTTCCTTTGAAGTGGTCATATTAAATTATTATATCCTCATCTTCCATTATTTTTTTTGCTTTAATAAGGAAATTCTTTTTTAATTTTTTTATTGTATTATAACCAGCGGGTCTGTTTTTTTCGTTTGTTATGTATCCAAGTTTTTCCGCAACTATTTTCTCTGGTAATTTTTGTATAAATAATAAATCATAACATTTATAATCTTTTATCGTCAATGAACGCCTCATCTTCTTGTGCAAAAGATTTTCAGAAGCCTCGTAGTCTATATATGTGGTATTTCTATTCTCTATTGGAATTTCCTGTGTTTCGATGGGGACGGGTAATTTAATGTTGTATGCTTGTTTTTTTGATCTTATCCATTTAGCATACATTGGGCACTCTTCACATTGGATTCCAGATTTTGTTAGTGTACAACCATTTTCTTCTGAATTAAGAACAAATTTACCGCCTTTTTTGCTGGAATTAAATTCGCATCCCAAACATGGCCTCGCATAATTATAATAATTGTCTCTGAGAATATTTTTTATTCTATTATGGGCTATTACGTTTACCCAAGGGCCAATTTTTCCCTTTTCTTCGTCCCAAAGGTGCAGCTTTTCGTATATGTGTAAAAATATTAATTGTTTTACATCCTCGAAACTCATCCAAGGGATCGCCTTTAGATTCCACTTGTTTCTTTTGGAGGTTACGACTCTATTTATTTCTTCGTAATTTTCCTCGAAGATTCTTTTCCTTTTTCTGTCTTGCATAAGAAGGGATTAGGAAATATCTTTAGACTTTGAGGCGGGAGAACAATCTTTTGTCATGTTTTTAGAAAACTCCCCGTAATCAATTATGTCCGATTTGTTTTTCCTTTTGCCCATCTTAAATTGGCTGTTCCCCTGTTCAGAGGATTTGTTTAATGCTGACTGTAAAGTTGTTCTTTGTTGTATTGTTCCATCTATAATAACATTGGCAGATGAAAAATCAATTTTTAAATTATCAATATCAATATCAAATTCATTGTCTTTAATTTCTTCTGATCTAGATGTACTTTTTTGTGTTTTTATTAATGTTTCGCCTATTCTGGTTTCACAAAATGGACAAACTTTTGGCTTTTTACTTGAAAATTGTATTTTCTCTGCGCAGTTACTGCAATATATATGACTCATAATAAAAATAAATAAAAACTTTTGGTCAATTAGTTTACACTACAACTTATTTTTTTGTGAGATTTAAGGCTTTTAATAATGAATTTTAATATTTCGCTTCTTTTAATATCTTCTTCATTAAATTCAAAACAGTGAATGCCCCATTCTTGCGCGTCTTCGCTATCAAATATGTTATACATTTTTTCAAAACCACTTTTACTACCAATATCAGATTGCATTGGATCTCCACAAAAGAAGAATTTGCTATGCTTTCCTATTCTTGTTATGATAGTTTGACATTCATTGAAAGTCATATTTTGAGCTTCGTCCACAATAACCACTTTTTTGTTTTGACTCGCGCCTCTAAAAAAATTCACTGGTATCCCAGTTACTCTTTGGCTTTTTAATAATTCTTTTATATCATCTGGGCTCAAAAGCTCTTCTAGTTTTTCTTTTAGTGGTAATAAAAATGGATCAAATTTTTCATCTATAGATCCGGGTAAAGCCCCAATACTTTTATCCGCGCTCTCAGCTAAACTTCTAATATAAACTAATTCTAGTTCCTCATGAACTTTCATTAATTCTAGTGCTGATAATACTGATATAAATGTTTTTGCGCTTCCTGCAACACCACTTATAAAGAATATATTTGTTTTATTGTTTAGAGATAATTTTAAAAAGTTTTTTTGCTTATCTGTAAGATCAAACTTTTTAATTTTAAAGTCGCTTTTAATTTGCGGGATTACTATTTCTTCTTCTTTAGACGTATTTTTAGAATTGTTTTTTCTTGGCATACAAATTAATTTACACTTTAATTTAAAAAACAGAATTTTTGTGTAAACAATGATAATGGAAAATAAAAGCTATTATAAAAAAATGGATATACTCAATAAGCTTTGCGAAGAAACTAGCCCCTATGTAGTAGTCGAATGGTTGGGTAAATCCAACAAAAAATTAAAAAATAGAAGACCCAGTGAGTTTTTTATTTCTAATAATTTGAAGCCTATTATTGATATACTGGATTTAGAAATCAAAAGATTATCGAGAAAAAAATAATTTTTTGCTTGACTTTCCCAATAAAAAATATCTTATTGGATGAATCATGGTCGAAAATAATAGCGAATCAAAAGAAAAAAATCCAAACCAACCTTTGGCAGATGGACTTCCTTGTTCATGGTTTATGAATATTAATGGTGTTAATTCTACGGATAACGAAGAAGTAATAAATATTAAATATACAGGTAGGGAAATTATATCATCAGGAAACTCTAGCTTTAGTAGAATGAAAGGTAAGAGTGTTAATGTTGGTGAATATTTCTATTACAAATTAGTATGATTCTCCAAGCCTATAAAGTTCAACTAGATGGCCTGAATCTCTTGGAAAATGGGAATGGTTTCAAAATAATTTTGAAAAAAATAAACCTCCATTCAGAAACTCGAAAAAAATGTTTATCTATAATAGATAAAACACTTAATTAGTTAATAATGTATATAATATTATTCATAATTATTTTTGCTCTTTGCGATATCAAAATAAAAGAGCGAAGAGGCGGGTATTCACCCAAAGGAGAAATAAATATACCAAAAAAAGTTCCCAATTTGCAATCATCAATAATAAAAAAATAAAATCAATGAAAACACCAGCAAAATACGACCCATCAATTATTGACGGAACATAACTATTATGGCTAACATAGAGAATGCTCCGCTTTGGGCAAAAGAATCACTAAAATTTTATTAATTGCTTGACATTTCTCTGAAAAATCTCATTATTGCGGAATGATTTTATTACTTAGCGGTCCAGCAAGATCTGGAAAAGATACTGTTGCGGACATAATACTAGAAAAATACCCCCAATATAACTTCGAGCGATTTGCTTTTGCAAAAGAATTAAAAAAAGAGTTAGAGGAAACAATTGAACAAAAATATGGCGTATCTGTTTGGGATGACCAACAAAAACATTTATTCAGAGATGAATTGATAGAATACGGCTGTGGGAAAAGAAACGAAACGCAAGGCAAATATTGGGTTGAAAAATTTATAAACGCCTATGATGTTAAAAAAAATTATCTAATTACTGATTTCCGATTTGGCGGAAGAACTGGAGAAAAAGCGTATATTAAAAATTTTATTAGAGAACAAAAAGTATTTTCCGAGGTATTATCATTTCATATCGTAAGAATAGAAAATAGCGAACCAATTTTGCCAGTAATTAATGAAGAAATACGTTGTGAAAATGATTTGCGAAGAGAAGCGGATGAATTGCTTTTCTTAAAATGGACAAAAGAATTAGACAAAGATTATATTTCTACTAAAATAAATGGTTTGGGAATTTTATGATAAGTTTTGCAGATTGCGGTGAAGGTGTTTACACACGAAGAAAAAAGATTAAAAATAATTGCCCATAAAAACGAAATAAAAAAACCAAAAAAAAGAAATATCACAATTAACCTACGAATCACTATAATAAAATGACTAAAAATAAAAAGCTAGAAAAAGGAACCAAGATTACAACCAACGGCGGAACAAAAGGCGTAATCAAGTCTTACCTTGGCGCAGATGAATACCTTTGTGAAATGACAAGTCGGAACGGTCACTATGTTACGCAAATTAGTATAGACAATATAAAGAAATGATTGAGTGGATAATAAACGAGTTCCAAACAAACCAGTTTTTTTCTGGTGGCATAAGTATTGCTATTTTTACTTCTGCTTTGTATTTATTGAGAAATTTGCCAGCAAAAATAAGCTCTTTGGTGAATACACATCTAATTTATACGATTAGAGTAAACAACAGTGATACAGAACTTTACAATTTTGTTTCTGATTGGGTTTCAAAAAAAACAGAGGGGCAAACAAAAAGAATAAAACTTGTTAGAAAAAGGCCATCTGAACAAGTAGACGATAACCCATACTCGCCCCCAAGAACTGGTAAAGCAAAAAAATCTTCCAACGGAAGTTCTTTTTCGAAAACAATTAATTACGGAACCCATTATTCTTTTTCTAGAAATGGATTTTTGTCAATTTCTTGCAACTTGGAAAACGCGGAAAACATGATTGAAAGAAAAGAATATATAGTCATTAAGTTCTTTTGCCGCAATCAAAATGAACTTAATGACCTATACAACACTATAGAAGAAAATTTCAAAGAAACAAACAAAGAAAATAGAATCTATATTCATGATTATGATTACTTTAGAAAAATCAAAAAAGAAAATAATAGAAAGATAAATTCAATATTTTTAAATAACAATGTAAAAAAAGAGGTATTAGAAGACCTAGATTGTTTCTTTTCTGAGGAAAATAAATACAAGGACCATTCTTTCAATTATAAAAGGGGCTATCTATTTTACGGTAAACCGGGAACTGGTAAAACAAGTTTTATAAAAGCTTTGGCTAATTACTATAATAAAAGGCTTTATTATTTTAATTTGAGCGAAATCGATGGTATTAAAGAACTAAAAAACCTATTGTTTGATTTGGCAGAAAATGTTTTTATCGTTTTTGAAGATATTGATATTTTGAGCGCAACAGAAAAAAGAGAAGAAACAAAAAACAAATTGAAATCCGATAATAGCTCCTCTATTAGCTTGCAGAGCCTTCTTTCTTTATTGGATGGTGACGATTTGCCTGATGGAACAGTTATTTTTGCCACAACAAATTATTACGAAAATTTAGATCCAGCTTTAATAAGAGACGGAAGATTTGACGTAAAGAAAGAATTAAAATACGCTGATAAAAAATTAGCTCTTGAAATGGCAGATTTTTTCGGAGTAAAAGATAAAGATAGGGTTGAAAAACTTTCTTTTCCAATCTCACAAGCAGAATTACAAAATATATTTTTTAAATTATGATACTAAAAAGACTAATAGAATGGCTCGAAAGCCAAGACGAAAATACAATTGTGCAAAATGGATTCGGAGAGCCGCATTGTGATAGAGGTTTTTATGAAAATCTCGCTTTTGATCCAGTCAAAGAGACAACAATAAAAGAAATGTTAAAACAAGCTAAATTAGCAAATGGATCTTCATTTTATGGCTATAAAGGCGGAACTTATGAAATGGGCAATTACACAGATGTTTTTATTGGTTTTTCTCACGAATGCGGAGAACCAATCAATGAAAGTAATTTAAGATTATGGGGTGTAGAAGAAAAATTAAATGACGACGATTATATTAAAATCCTAAGAAAATCTGATCCCTGCCAAAAAGAACAAAAAATTCTTACTTATGATAAATGCAAAGACGGAATTGAAATAGAAGTTCCGACATTATTTTTAAAAAATTTAATTGAATCTGCACGAAAATTTAAAAAACAATAAAATGGCAAAAAACAAAGAAGATTATGCTGGCGGTTTACAAAAAATAGAAGTCGATTACATTGAAGCATACATGAAAAAAAATAACCCGACTGTATTTGAGTGGGGTATGGGAACGAGCACCCTTAGATTTCCCAAATATTGTAAAAGCTATGATTCCCTAGAACATAATGAGGGTTGGTATCTGAAAACTAAAGAAAAAAACAAACAAACAAATTGCCGCCTTCATCTTGTTAAAAACAACAAACCGCGAACAAAACCCACAAAGGCAGAAGAGTTTAGGGATTACATAAATTTTATTGAGAGCTTCGAAAATGAACATTTTGACGTTTTCTTCGCTGATGGCAGGGCGAGAATATTTTGTATTGAAAAAGGTCTTGACAAATTGAAAAATGATGGTATTGTATTTCTACATGATTATACACCGCAAAGAACTAATTACCACTGGATCGAAAATTTTATGAATAAGATTGATCAAGTCGGAGCGTTGGGAATTTTTAAAAAACGATAAAGTTTATGTTATTTACAGAACGCGAAGATGTAGCGCGGTCTTCCGTTGCTACAATCGCATGGTTCTAATTCGACAAACACTAAATCAACCAAATAAAAATAATGGAAAAAACAGAAATAATTCTAGCGGGCGCATGGGCGTTCGCAATCGCAACCACACTAAAGAAGGAAGTCACAGGATGGTTTATGATCTTGGCCTATCTAATAGCGATCATACTATCAATCGCCCTAAATTAGAACGTGGAGCACTGCCACAAGTGAGGCACGAACGAATTGTGAGAGCTGACTGGTTCTCACCTCTAACGCTAACGAAAACTATGAAATTCCAAATCGGCAAATACTACCAACATACAACAGGCGAG